TAGCCGTGGACTTTTTTATCTCAGACACGGACGACGACCGCGTTGATGCGCTAATTGATCTGTTGCTGGAAGCGCTGGCAGACGCGCCCTTTGATTATAGCGAACACGATTGCGCAGCGGCCCTAGTGGGAACGCTGCGCGAGATATTAGGGGACGATGGGCCGCCTGCTATGCATTAGGCGGCCCATCCAAGGGCCACGCCAATGGTGACGCCCGTTGCTCTCTTATAGTGGCGCGCAAGGTCGCGCATGGCTTGTGATAGGATGGTCGCGCTTTCGTCTGCGCAATCAGTGTCCAGGGCGGCGTGTATTACGCGGTATAGCGCAAGGGTTTGATCTAAGGGCATTGGGTTAGTCTCCTAAGTTGGCGGGCGTCATTGCCCTTGGGTTAATTTAACAGCATTGGGCCGAACAAGGCGGCGCTGATCAGCGCGCCCATAAGCGCGCCGATGGCAAGTTGTGCGAGGGCCTGTTTCATTCGCAACCGAACCATTCAGAACAAGCGAACGCAATGTCCATTTCGTCGTGATTGTAGGATGCGGTAAAGCTCTCGTTCCACCAGCGGCCTTCCACTGTCTGAGTGTCTGTGTTGATCCATATATTTGGACCGCCAAAGGCAACCAACAGACGGGCACCTTTGAACTTGCGGTTGCTATCGAGAACCCAGTTCACGTCGAGAACGTCTGCGATGTAGTCAAAGCCGCTTAGAATGTCGGGGTTGCGTGTCTCGCATTCAGGGCAGAATGAGGACTTGCCTAGATCAGCGCCGCATTCTGTACAGCTCTCGCATTGGCGGCCTTGCTCAATATCGGTGATGATGGAAAGGACGTGTGGTTTTACTAAATTTGTCATTGGGTAGGCTCCTAAGTTGGCGGGCGTCATTGCCCTTACTACAGGCGTAGGGCACATGGCCCTTATAGTCAACAACTAATTTGCCTTGAGCGCTCGCAACCAGACACGTCGCCACGGCTGCGTGCGCGCGCGTGCCAGATCACGCCAGGCAAGGCAAGCCCCGGCGAACTGGACTTATAGTCGCGCACGAATTCACTGCAAAACTGCCCAAACTGGACCTATCGCCAAGGCTGATTTAGCTAACCCATTGATAACACAGCATAACCAATTTGACATAATGAGCATTATGCGAATATGGCTGGCGATCTGCGCGAGACCCCCCCCACGGTCGCGATCGGCGGGGGCGGTGACTATAGCTACAATCTCACGCACACGGCTGCGTGTTTTGCCGAGGCCCTTGTGTTTTAAGGGTGTCCGACATAAAATTTTGAAAAATATCTGGAGGCCCTTATGGCTGGCAAAGCCCTCAAGAAAAAAATTTTACTGGAAATCTCAGACAACGGCGGCGCTGATTATCTGTATGACCAGATTGCGAGCGGTGTGACGGTGGCTAAGATTGCGGAGGGGTATGGGTGTACGCGGGCGTATGTCAGCCGTGCGATTAACAGCGTGCCTGAGTACAAGGACGCTATGGAGCGTGCGCGTGTTGAGGCGGCTGATGCGTTGGTCGAGCAGGGGCTTGATATGGTTGACGCGCTGGACGGGGGCAGCACGGCCAACGAGATTTCCGCTACGCGGGAGAAGGTGAACTACCGCAAGTTTATGGCGGGTAGTTTTAACCAGAACAGGTATGGTTCGCGGCCTCAGAGCAACGTGACTATTTCGCTGGGTGATATGCACCTTGATGCGTTGAAGAAGGTGACCCGTGAGGTTGCCGCGCTGCATGAGGAGGATAGGATGCGCACGATTGACCATCAGGACGTGACAGATGAGTGAGCATAACCCCCTAGAGGAGTTTGTCCGGGAGTATCACGGGAACCCTGTTGGATTTGTGCGGGACATCTTGGGCGCGGAGCCTCTGCCGTATCAGGCGGAGTTTCTGGAGGCGTTGGCGGACGGCGAGCGCAAGATGAGCGTGCGCAGTGGGCACGGTACGGGTAAGTCCACGGCGGCGAGTTGGGCTATGCTGTGGTTTGTGTTGTTGCGGTTCCCGAACAAGGTTGTTGTAACGGCCCCTACGAGCGGCCAGCTTTTCGATGCGTTGTTTGCTGAGCTAAAGCGGTGGATCAACGAGCTGCCTGATGCGCTGAAGGTGATGCTAATCGTGAAGAACGACCGTGTTGAGCTGTCCGCGGCCCCGAGCGAGGCGTTCATATCGGCGCGTACCAGCCGCGCGGAGACGCCAGAGGCGCTGGCGGGGGTACACTCGGATAATGTTATGCTGGTGGTTGATGAGGCGTCTGGTGTGCCGGAGGCGGTGTTCGAGGCGGCTGCGGGGTCTATGTCGGGCCACAGCGCTGTTACGATCATGCTGAGCAACCCTACGCGGTCTAGCGGGACGTTCTTCGAGAGCCAGACGCGGCTTGCTGGTAGTTGGTGGACGCGGCGTTGGTCGTGTGTTGATAGTCCGCTTGTCTCGGATGAGTTTGTGGACGAGATGCGTCTGCGGTACGGCGAGGACAGTAACGCGTTCCGCATCCGTGTCTTGGGTGAGTTCCCCCTAGCGGATGACGACACGATCATCCCGTTTCACTTGGTTGAGAGCGCTATGCACCGAGACATTGAGACGGACGTGGACACCGCGATGGTCTGGGGGCTTGACGTAGCGCGGTTTGGGTCGGACAAGACTGCCCTAGCGCGGCGGCAGGGCTCGGTCATAACGGACATAACGAGCTGGCAGGGTCTTGACCTGATGCAGACTGTAGGGCGGGTTAAGGCTGAGTATGACGGACTGTCGCAGTCCCAGCGACCGAGAGAGATACTTGTGGACGTGATCGGTATGGGTGGCGGTGTTGTGGACCGTCTGCGCGAGCTGGGGCTGCCTGTGCGTGGTGTGAACGTGGGGGAGGCCCCTAGTATGGGCGACACGTACTCTAACCTTCGGGCGGAGCTGTGGTTCAAGATGCGGGGGTGGTTAGAGCAGCGCACGTCGCGGTTGCCTAAAAACGACCAGCTTATTGCGGAATTAACGTCGATCAGGTATAGTTTCCTGAGTAGCGGCAAGATGAAGGCGGAAAGCAAGGATGACATGCGGAAACGCGGCTTAGCTTCCCCTGACCTTGCCGACGCGGTGTGTCTGACGCTCGCGGCTGATGCGGTCACTGCGTTGGGCGGCAAATCGCCCAGTTGGGGCGCGCCGCTGCGCCGGAATTTAAAAGGAGTGGCCTGATGGCTGACAGATACACAGGCTTGCGAGATATGTTTGACGGCGGCGGCAAAGGCCAGAGCGGACCGCGGTTTGAGGGCGGCGGCATCCTGTCGGCGGCTGCTAACGCTGTTGCACGCCCCTCCGGTTCACGCGAGCGCGGCGATCCCGACATGCGGACTGGGCTCGGCGGCTTTGCGCGTGACATGGTTGATGGCGGCGGCTTTAACCGCGCGGGGCCCACGTTCCAAGGCGGGCCGTTCGGCGGTCTGCTCGGATCAATTCTGAATAGCGCTGGAGTGCGCCCTATGGGCTATCAGGAGCGCCTTGGCTCCGCGCGCCCACAGATGCGCCCACCAATGCCGACATCGCCCGCTGCGGCGGCGTACACAGCGCCTGCTGCCCCTGCGGGAATGCCTGCGTACACTATGCCTAGCGCTATGGGGATGCCTGCGCCTGCGCCTATGGGGATGCCTGCGTACACTATGCCTAGCGCTATGCCTACGCCGATACCCGCAGGTCCTATGTCTATAGAGCAATGGGTAAACACAACCTTCCCCGACGGGCTGCCCGCAGGCGCTACACCCGGCGCTCTTACGCAGAGCTATGAAATATACCTTAACGACGTAGCACAGCTAGGACCGCGATATGGCACTTAAATTTAAGCCCTGTAAGGGATGCACCACATCAGCCGCGTGTAAGCGCGCGGGCACTTGTATGTCGAAGAAGTATTAGTAATGGACGACAACCTCGTAACTTTTGATAAGCTGATGCAAGCGATTGCAATGCGCGAGAGCAGCATGAACCCCAACGCAGAATCGCTTGCTGGGGCCGTGGGCTTGTTCGGTATTATGCCGGGGGACGCTATGGGCGGTATGCGCGGCAATGTACCTACTGTTTGGGAGGCCGCGGAGATGCAAGGGTTGCAGCCCCCAGATCAAACGCGCGCAAGTGCAGAAGCTCTTTTGCGCGACCCTATTGTCAACCGCACTATTGGCGAAGCGTACGCCCGCGAACTACTGAGTAAGTATCGCGGCGACACGGAAGCCGTTTTGACCTCTTATAATGCGGGCCCAGCTAAATACGACAGACTAGGCTCCGCGGCGGCAATGGACCGACAAGAGCAACGCGAGTATGCGCAGAAGGTGTCAGAAGACTACCAGAATTTCTTTGGTTACCCTCTGCCCAGCAACCTTGGCGTGTTGACCGCACCGCGACCACCGTCGCGCCCCCGTAACTTATTGGAGCAGCAGTAATGCCAGCTAAACGCGGACTGTACAGCAACATCGCGGCCAAGCGTAAGCGCATTGCGTCAGGCTCTGGCGAGAAGATGCGCAAGGCGGGTAGCAAAGGCGCTCCCAGCGCTAAGGCGTTCAAACAGTCGGCTAAGACCGCGAAGAAGCGAGGCAAGTAGTGGCTAAAGACCCTCGCCTAGCGCGCGCAGGCGTTTCGGGTTATAATAAGCCCAAGCGCACTCCGAGCCACGCCACCAAGTCGCACGTCGTGGTTGCCAAGTCTGGCGATCAGGTTAAGACGATCCGCTTTGGTCAGCAGGGTGTGAGCGGTGACAGGGGCGATACGGCGCGCAGTCGTTCGTTCAAGGCGCGGCACGGCAGTAATATCGCTAAGGGCAAAATGTCTGCGGCGTACTGGGCTAACAGAGAGAAGTGGTGAGCTAGATGGCTATTACGACCTACGCAGAGTTGCAGGCAGGACTTGCCGATTGGCTTTTGCGCGACGACCTGACGGCGGTGATCCCGACGTTTATCTCGCTGGCTGAAGCGCAGATGAACCGCAGCCTTTCGCACTGGCGTCAAGAGACGCGCAGCGAGGCTCAGATTGACGCGCGCTATTCCGACCTGCCGGCGGATTGGCTTAGCCCTATTCGCTTGAGCGTATCGACCACCAACGGACCCGCTGAGCTTGAGCCTATGTCGTACAGCACGATGCTGGACGAACGGACGCGCTGTGCTGACGTTGTGGGCACCCCGCGATATTACTCTATCTCGGCGGGGTCTTTGGAGCTATACCCGACGCCCTCGGGCACGTTTGACGTCACGATGCTCTACCGAGGGACTGTACCTGCGCTAACCGCCTCGGCCACGACGAATTGGCTGCTGACGTATGCGCCTGATGCTTATTTGTATGGGTCGCTGTTACAGGCTGCGCCGTACTTGAGCGATGACGCCCGTATTGGCGTCTGGGGCTCGCTGTACGAAAACGCAATCGCAGGGTTGAACGCAGACAGCGACAAGGCGAAACACGGCGGCTCAGGCCAGCGCATGAAAATTAGGAGCTACTAAATGTCTTTCTCTAACACCTACGAGACAATCGTCTTGAAGTTCGCATTCAATGCGGACAGCGTCACGCGCCCGACCAACTGGTATCTAGGCCTGTTCACGTCCAACCCCGGAGAGGGCGGCGGCACGGAGATCAGCGGCAACGGTTACACGCGCAAGGCTGTGACGTTCACTGTGTCTGGCAACACAGCCACGAACAGCGGCGCTGTTGAGTTTGACGTTGCCACGGGGTCGTGGGGCACCATCAGCTACGTTGCGGTGTTTGACGCCTCCTCTGGTGGCGCACAGATCGCCTACGCGGCTCTCACGACGGCCAAGGCCATTGACACGGGCGACGTCCTACGCTTCCCAGTCGGTGACGTTGACATCACACTCGATTAAGGAGGCGGCACATGGCGACGATTGTTACTCGCGCGGGCAAAGGTTCGCCGCTGACGCACGACGAGGTTGACGACAACTTCGGCAACCTAAACACGGACAAAGTCGAGACGTCTGCAATTGGCACGGCGGCTGCTGCTGCCACTGGTGACTTCGCCACGGCTGCTCAGGGTACGTTAGCGGCCAGCGCCGTGCAGCCCAACACCAGCCCCGCTCTTTCTGGGCTGACTGTAGATGGCACAGATACTGAAGTTCTGATCACTGAGGACAGTGAGGGTTCTGCGACATTACGTTTTGCGGATACTCAAGCTGATCCGGGGCAGTCGTATGCTATCGCATATGATACATCTGCAAATAAGGCAAACTTCAAGATCAACAATACCCAGCGTGCCAACTTCGACTCATCTGGCAATTTTATGGTCGGGCCAGCTACCACAGTTAGTCCATTCACAATCTACACCGCCAACAACGATGCTACCAAAGCAGGGGTTGGTTTGCGCCAGACCGGGTACATTGGCATTGCTCGTATGAGCGATCATGCGGGTATGTTTAATCGAATGGGCAGCGACGGCTTGACGTTGGGCATACGGAACGATGGTACGTTTGTAGGCGGTCTAGGCAATAATGGAGGGGAACTAACTCTCCACGATTCTACCGGCGCAGAGGCCATGCGTATCGATTCATCAGGGAACGTAGGTGTTAACAACACCAACCCTTCAACAGCCCTTGATGTGACAGGGACCGTAACAGCGACAGCCTTCGTAGGCGATGGCTCAAACCTGACTGGACTTCCCGCTGGCTACACTGACGCTAACGTTGACACCCACCTAAACACTAGCACAGCGTCAAATGGCGAAGTCCTTTCGTGGACAGGCACAGACTACGACTGGATTGCTGGCGGCGGTGGGGGTTCCCCTGACTTGTATGCTGAAAACTACGATGGTACATCCACCAAACCTTCTGCTACTGGCACTAATGCTGTGGCGATTGGTAAAGAGGCCGTTTCTACTGGCGCAGGCGCAACAGCCCTCGGTGGCTCCCGTGCATCTGGTGTAGACTCCTTCTCAGCAGCTATAGCTAACAACAGTTCAAGCTACGGCGCTACTGGTGCTAACTCGGTAGCGATTGGGGATAGGGCTAAAGCGAGTGGCGAAAACGCATTTGCTCTTGGGGAGAAACCTCTTGCAAACGCAACATATTCCTCTGCGCTGGGTGGTTATACAAACTTCGCAATAGCCGAGGGTGCTACAACTTTAGGCGGTTCTTATAATAGGGCGGATGGTCCTTATTCAGTTACGACTGGCACAACAGCAAACACACGCACTATTTATGGACGGTCTGTTCATGCTTCGGGCAGGTTTACCAGTAACGGTGATGCACAAAACAGTAAGTTTGTTCTCCGCAGCGACACCCTAGATGCCACTCCTGAAGCGTTGACCACTAACAAAGCAGCAGTTTCCACCACAAACCAAGTCATCCTCCCCAATAACTCTGCCTATGCCTTCCACGGCACCATTGTTGCTCGTCAACAGGCGTCTACAGGAACAGCCTGTGCCGCATGGAAGATCGAGGGCTTGATCCGCAGAGAAGGGTCGGCTGGTACGACAGTCTTGGTCAACTCAGCAACCACTGTCCTCG